GAGATTTGATCCTATAACTAAACGACATGTTGACGCACGTATATATCAACCTGAGTACGCAGTTCTTGAAAATAATATCAAGCTTCTCGATGAAACTGAGGAACTCCTTGAAAAAGATAAAGAATTCATAAAGCAATTCTCTGCTTCTCTCCGTGGCACTCTCGGAGTTAATCAGCGTGCTGTGGTCGTGGATAATCTTCGAAATATTTTCGCCAGAAATCGCCAAAATGGAGACCTCTGGATGAATTTCAAAGCGGTCGCGAATAATCAGATGAAATATGACGTGATGAATGTTTCTGATTTCATCGAGACACGTTTGAGAAAATCCAGTAATTTCGAAAAGTTATATAAGCAGCCTGGGTTTATAGATCCCGTTCTTGGCAGTATCGATATTAAAGATATACATGATAACTTTGAGAAAAACATCATAGCCAAGAATAATTGGGAGCTATATGTAGAGCCAAAGATAGCTAAAGAGTTGCATAACATCTTTGATGCTGAGAAATTAATGTCAGCCAATCCTGTGCTATACAAACGTCTTAATGAGAGAGATTTGCAACAATTTTATCTCAAGTTTGCGAGACGATTGGCTGCAGATAATCTTCCTGACAGAGATCAACTAGCTATTGCACTTGGGCGTGACTTGTATAATTTGGCTAATTTGAATGGTAATAAAGATGCTTGGTATAGATTAGGCTTAAAGTTTGTAGAGAGTAAATCTGCAAAGAAATTCTACGTATTGGATACATTCGGTACTCAGAAGAAACGAATGAAGAGCAACAAGAGTAACAACTACTTTGGACCTTACTATGATACACTGTCCCAGAACTTAGTCATTAAGGATACGCGCATTAAGGAATACTCACAATTAGTTCGTAAAGTTGATGTGGGCATGCGTATCGGTTCTCTTGATAAGCCTAAACTTGTGATAAGACCTGGATTTAAGACTTACTTTCTTGATAGAGGTATAAAAGGTCACTATGATACAGGCATACCTATAACATCTACTTCAGCATTTAAAGAGTTTCCTGAAGAATTCATTGATGATAAAATGGCTAAAGCCTTGAATTGGGCTTCACAAAGTAAGTATGAGATAGATAGTGATTTTTATGCTTTCATGGATAGATTGATAAGGTTTGAAGACGATAAAGGCAGAGCTAAGCACTTTAATGAATTGAATGAATTTAGAAAATATTTATCTGCTCGTGATGATTCTTATGTGAGATTTAAAACTATGCAATATCTCAATGAGAATAAACAATCATTCAGTCACTATGCTTTCATTGACCATCGTGCCCGTATCTATGATCGTGGTTTCATTGGTCCACAGAGTGGCGAGACGTTTAACAAAATGGGCGTCTATAAACTGGGTTAATTCAGGGAACCTCTCTTAGGAGACAATCCTGAGCCAAGCCTTGAGAGGGATCTCTTGGAAGGTGCAACGACTAGGATATACCATCTAGAACAGATGATGAAATCCATAGGGCAGAAGTCTGCTCGAAACGCCCAGCATGATGTAGCTATGCTACTGATTGATGATATAGTCTGTACTATATGGTGACATATAGATGTGTTCGTCGCACATGGAGAAGATATGATGAACACTGATGTAGATTAACGACCTACATTGAACAAATAGCAGACCTTTCCTTAACACTGAAGCAGAACATGTATTAGGTGTTAATGGTTATAAGAATATGCAAGACCAAATAGGTGCATTTCTTGGTGGTTTAGATGATGAATTCGAAGGTAGGTATAACTCACTTACTGTGACAGGAAGACAAAAGATTGCTGAGAAGTGGAGACCAGAGCTTATCGAAATAGGTGAGCAGATGATGCGAAATAAGCCTAACGATATTCGTAAGATTCTGGATAATCCTATTGTGCAACGTATCGATGGCGAAGAGTTGCCTAAATTTTTCAGATTCGCTATTGAAGAAGCTAAAATCAATCGTTATCTGAGTGAAGCGCCTAAACGACTTTTTCATGTAAGTTTAGATGATGATTTAGAAGGAAAATTGATAAAACCACGCATTCCAAAAAGCAATTTTGGCTTTGAAGATGTGAAAATAGCTAGATTTTCTGTATCCGATGATCTTAGAGGGGCTGTAGGTGCAATACCTCAGCATGATATAAAGAATAAAAGAGTCTATATCTATGAGCCACAAGGCAAGTATTCTTATAAAACACCTTCAAAGCATCAAGTTCCTGATGTAGAAATTACTAATGAGAAGTGGATAACAAGTAATGTTAAACTTAAAAAGGTAGGCTATATAGATATTGCTGATGAATCTGATTTAATTGGTAAGACTAAAATGCCTATAACCGCATTATTCGAAAGGCCTCAGTCTATTAAATCTATGGGTTGGGCATATATTAAAGATTTTGAAGTATACGCGCCTAGACTTAAGAATATTAATATTGGTGATATTGACCCATACTCTTATTATAACTTACAACGTTTAGAAAATTACAAAACCAAACTAGCATTAGAGCAGGATGCATCCTCGTCAGGCGCACAAATAATAGCATTAACCACACGTAACAAGGAACTTGCAGAATTAAGTAACGTATTACCTACTAATGAGAAGCAACGCTTATACGATGTGATTGCGGCTGAAACTTTCAATGATCCTAGATTTAGAGAATTAAATCAGAAGTTAGGTTTATCTGAAAAAGATTTAAGAAAAGCAAGTAAGCTACAGAATATGGTTACGCTGTACGGCGCTGGTGAGAAGACAGGTATTCTAAGTGTTGAAGCAAAACTCGCCAAGATATTGGGTAAAGAAGGCAATACTTTAGTAGTTAAGACTTCAGACAGGGATAGTATACTTGCTCAAATTTCAGCTCAAGCAGCTAAATATAAACGTGACCCTGAGATATTTGCTGAGTTGCAAACTTTAAGAAAGAATGTAAGAGATATCTTTAATAAAGGATTGCAACCTGGTGATGATATCATGGAAGAACTATACTTTTTAGACAAAGGCACTAGAGATGTTTTAGCCAAAATGTCTAAGAACTATGATAGAATTGTCACTCCTGCAGATTTTCAGAAGATAGCTAAGATAATGAGTGAGCATTTGGAATTACGTGTTCCGATTCTTAAAGAGTTTACTCAATATTTTGGTAGATTAGGTGAAGATTTTCTTAAGCATGCTAAACCTAAGAATTCAGCTATACCTTGGAAAGAGGCCTTTAAAGTTAAAATGCTTGGTGATAGAGAATCAGGTTATAGATTTCCTAGACATGTCGCTAGGCTACTAGGTGTATCACCGAATAAATCTTTTAGTGAGCAGATGTTGGAGAAGTTCCCTTTCTGGAAACCTAATGGTACTTTGTCTGAATTTATCTATGGTGTTAAGTATCCTGATAAGCGTGCTAACAAACTTAACTTGGTTAAAGTAGGTATTAAGAAGATCGATAAGAAATTCACTATAGTGTTTTCAAGAGCCAATAAATTACCTAAGTCTTGGACCAATGTGCCTTGGGTTAATTTTGATAAGAAGGTACTTGAGCAAAATTATACTAAGAAGTTTGAAGAAAGACTCACTTATAAGAACGAAGATGGTGAATGGGTTAACAATATTGTACAAATACCACAGAAGACTGAAGCTAGTTGGTGGGATCAAGTTGTTAATAAAGAAGGCACTATAAACGATATAGCTGATGCGGGTAAGGCTAAAACCGCATTTGGTGTTAACGGCAATCATTCTAATGATGCAGTCCTTGTTAAGCGTTTTCATGAATGGGGCGCGGATAATAAAATACCTACTAGTACTATTCACGATGCCTTCTTTACAAATGCTGGACAAATGTTACAAGCCAGACATGCATTGAGGAAGATATATGCCGACACTCTTGAAGTTAATATCATAAAAGAAGTCTTGGATGAAATGAAAAGAAGAGGCTTAAGTCAAGAATTGTATGATAAATATCTTCAAGATGCGATTGATAGAGGGTTGATACCAGTAAAGGGCAAGTCTGTAATTGGTGGGCGTACACTCAAGGAAGAAGACATCCTTAAAAAAGATCAAATTTTACAAGAAGTTAAGGAAAATTTTGACGATGATCGTTATTGGTATGGAGTAGGCTAGTTCAGGTTACAGTTAAAGAATATAAAATTTATGGAAAAACTATAGATTGTATTTATAGTTTTTAAGAGTTGTACTCAAAGGAGATATCATGACAGAAGAAGAAATTCAGGCCAAAGAAGAAGAATTGGCTAAGAAAGAGGAAGAGCTCAAGCGTAAGGAAGACGCGCTGTCGAAAAACAGTGATGGGTTTTCACAAGAAGATGTCGATCAAAAAGTGGCAGAAGCCGTTAAAGACATCAAATCCAAACTGGATGCAGCTTATTCCAAACGAGATGAAGCTCTTGAACAGTTGAAAAAGATTGAAGATGAAAAACGTAAAGAAGAAATCAAGAATCTAGAAGAAGCAGGAAAAGAGAAAGAAGCTTATGAAATGAAGATGCAAGATATCCGGAAAGAAATGGAAGCTCTTAAATCTCAGAACACTAAGCTTGCTCGTGATTCCAAAATTAAGAGTGCTTTGACTGATTTTGATTTCAGAAGCTCCAATGCAGCAGTGCTCGCAGAGGAAGCTATTATTAAGAATGTAGTTCAAAATGAAAGTGGCGATTGGGTGGCTAAAGACGGCTCACCTATTAGTGAATATGTAAAGAAATACTTGGAGCATCCGGATAATGAGTTCCTTTTGAAACCTAAGAAGAACTCCGGTGGTGGTGCTCCCAATAAAAACTCAAACTCTAATTCAAATCCAGGATCAATTAAGAAAATGGGTACTAGTACTCTCCTAAATGAAATTGCTTCTGGTAATTTGAAACGTAATAGAAAGGGATAATTAAATGGCAACTGAATTTACTTTTGGAGGGGGTTCTGGGGAATCTTCACAGCATTATGTTCTTCAAGAAGCTATCGGAATGTATAGTGATGAGGAATATACTACTGCTAAGAAGCTTTCTGGTACAGAGCTTGTTTCCACTAATGACGAAA